CATACTATTACAGGTGTTGGTTTTCAACCTGATTTTATATGGCAAAAAGCTAGAAGTGCATCACAATCACATAGAGCATTTGATTCAGTAAGAGGAGGCGATAATGTTCTTTATCCTGATTTAAATAATGCTTCAGGAACTGATGCACAATTAATTACATCTTTTAATGCTGATGGATTTGTTATGGGAACAGCAGGTGGTAATGCTAATGATAGTGCTACAACTTATGTTGCGTGGAATTGGAAAGCAGGAACAACATCAGGGATTACTACAAATGGTTCAACAACCATCACACCAACAGCATATTCATTTGATGCTACAAGAGGAATTAGTATTATCAAACGTGCTGGATCAGGTGCTGCAGGATTATATCCACATGGATTAGGTGTTACTCCAGCAATGGTTTTAACTAAAACACAAGATGGTGTTAATAACTGGTTTGTTCAATCAAATCTTTTAGGAGCTAGTTCATGGACATCAGACAATTATATGGCATTAAATAGTTCCGCAGCAAAAGGTTCAAGTTCAACTATTGTTAATGCAGCAGATTCAGTTAACATAAGTTTAGCTGGTTCTGATGATTGGGTAAATAGTTCTAGTTACAATTATATAGATTATATTTTTGCTCCTGTACAAGGATTTAGTTCTATAGGTACGTTTCAAGGTCAAGGAAATGCAGATGGCCCAATGGTTTATACAGGTTTTAGACCAGCTCTTGTTATTATGAAAAACACAGCTACATCAAGTTGGTGGTCTATGTATGATGATAAAAGATTAGGATACAACTCCGACAACAATGCTTTATTTCCAAGTACATTAGATGCAGCAAATACATCAGATTTTATAAACATTGTTTCTAATGGTTTTAAAGTAATTACAACTAACTCTAATGTTAATGGTAGTGGAAATAGATTTTTCTACATGGCCTTTGCTGCAAACCCTTTAGTATATAGTAATGGCGATATAGCCACGGCGAGGTAGTCAGTGTTATTAGGTATTAATGCATTTGCTGAAGCTCCATTTTCAGCTACGAATTTAGATTTAGGCAATGTAAAAGTTGTTGTAACAGGTAATCAACTTACAATTAGTATTGGTAATGTTGATATTGCTGCAACATCTATTGTTGAATTTGTTAATGGTGATGATTTAAATGTTAATATTGGAACAGTCACTATTACAGGAGATGCAAGTTTTGAATTAACAGGTAGTGATTTAACTGTTGGTACGGGCGATGTAACGGTTACTGCTGGAGCACAGGCAGATGTTACAGGAAACGCCATGACTCTAACGACAGGCACAGTAACGATTACAGCTGATGCTAATGTTAGCCCTACAGGACAACCAATTACCTTGGCAAGTGGGACAATAAATGCTATAGTTTGGCAAAATATTGATCCAGATGCTACAGGTGTTTGGACACCAATAGACACGGATTTATAATATGGCTTCAACATACTCAAATGACATATCTTTAGAGAAAATAACAACCGGTGAAAAAGCTGGTTTATGGGGCACAATCACTAATACCAATCTAGAAATTTTAGAACAAGCAGCTACAGGATACACAACTGTAGATATGGCTTCAGGTAATGTTACTTTAAGTTTAGCTGATGGTACCACAGCTAATGGTAAAAATTTATATTTAAAATTAACAGGTACTTTAGCAGGGGACAGAACTTTAACTATGCCTGCTACGACAACAGGTGGCACAGCAACTAGAGTTTTTATAGTTGAAGACGCAACTGTAAGAGGTACATCAAATAGAACTTTAAGTGTATTAACGACTGGATCAGCTAGTTCTGTTCCTGTACCAACAGGTTCAACACTTTTATTAGTATCAGATGGCACAGATACAACTATTGGTATTATGCAAAAAGGATACAATTCAATCTCTGACTCTAATGCACCTTATTTAGCAGTAGCTGGAGATCAATTAATTTGTAGCACAAACGTTAACCCATTTACAGTTAACTTACCAGCTTCACCTAGTGTTGGTGATGAAGTAACTATTATAGATGCATTAGCTACATTTAGTTCTAACAACTTAACAATTAATCCAAATGGTTCTAACCTTAATAGCGCAGCAGGTAATTTAGTTTTAAGCACTGCTGGTCAAGCTATTACATTAGTTTACTTAAACAGTACTAGAGGTTGGAGTTACAAAAATACCTAGGAGCTAATCAATGGCTCTAACTCAAATTAAATTTGCCCCTGGAATAGATAAACAAGACACTAAAGTTGGTGCTGTTGGTCGATGGGTAGATTCAGATAATGTAAGATTTAGATATGGACTACCAGAAAAAGTTGGTGGGTGGCAATCTCTTTTGACAGACACGATAGTTGGTGTAACAAGAAAAATGTTTCCGTTTGTAGATAATGATGGAAATAGATATGTTGCAATTGGTACAGATAAATTTTTACTTTTATATTTTGAAGGACAACTTTTTGACATTACTCCTTTCAGAACAGATAACGCAGGAACACAAGAACAATTTTTAACATCTGAAGTTGCTTCAACAAACACTTCTACAACTATAACTGTTACAACTAAAAATGGTGGTGTAGCAGTTAATCATGGATTGTCTGTTGGAGATATGGTTGTATTTAATAATTTTAGTGCAGGCACAACAGGAATAACACCAAGTGATTTAGAAGATAAAATTGTACAAGTTATTTCTGTACCAAGTTTAACTACATTTACAGCAACAATACCAAACGCAGCTAGCGCTACCGCAACTGATGGAACTGTTGATATACAACCTTACGAAGTAGTTGGCCCTGCAGAACAAGAATATGGTTATGGTTGGGGTATATCTACATTTGGTGGCGTTGTAACAGGTGGATCAGATACAGGTTGGGGAATTGCCGTAGCCGCTTCAACACAAACTCTAGAACCAGGCTTATGGTCTTTTGATTCTTTTGGTGAAGTTTTAATTGCAACTATTGCTAATGGTAAAACTTTTACATGGAATGGTGGAGCAGCAGATCCTACATCACAAAGAGCATCAGTATCTACACCAAGCACAGATGGTTCTTTAACAGGAGCTAATTCTCCTTTTGCAACTTTAATTGGAACTAATAGTGACGGAGCAGCAGTGGGTAATCCTACTAAATCTAGATTAACTTTAGTATCTCCTACAACAAGACACTTAATACATTTTGGTACAGAAGAAACAATTGGAGATGCATCAAGTCAAGATGATTTGTTAATTAGATTTTCTGATTCAGAACAACTAAACAAATTTACTACACTCGCTACAAACACAGCAGGTTCTTTTAGATTACAAGATGGAACTAAAATTATATCGGCATTAGTTGCAAAAGAAACAATTCTTATTTGGACTGACAATGCTTTGTATACAATGAAATTTGTTGGAGCTCCCTTTACATTTGGTTTTGAACAAGTAGGTACTAACTGTGGATTAATTGGTAAGAACGCAGTTACAGAAATAGATGGTGTTGCATACTGGATGAGTAACAATGGTTTCTTTGGTTTTGATGGTACAGTTAAAACATTAGCTTGTTCTGTAGAAGATTATGTATTTGATGATATTGATACAACGAAAGGTCAACAAGTATGTGCTGGTCTTAATAATTTATTTACCGAAGTAACGTGGTGGTACCCAACATCTAGTTCTAATTTTAATAATAGATATGTAAGTTATAACTATGGAGATGCTAATATGAAAGTGCCAATGGGGAATTGGTACACAGGAACTAATACTAATGCTATTAGAACTACTTGGATTGATTCATTAGTTTATCCATTACCATACGCTACTTCATACAATTCTAGCGGGTCAGGAACTTTTCCTGCAGTTGTTGGATTATCAGGTTTAGGTAACAGCACACTATTCGAACACGAAACGGGGACCGATCAAATTAATCCTGATGGGTCAACTACAGCATTAACTTCTTTTATACAATCTTATGATTTTTCTTTACAGACAGATCAAGGCGCAGCTGAATACTTTTTAGCTATGCGTAGATTTTTACCAAACTTTAAAGTTTTAACAGGAAATGCAAATGTTACAGTTTCAGTAGCTGATTATCCAGCAGACCCTAATACTAATACTACTTTAAGTCCCTTTACAATTAGTTCTACTACGACTAAAGTAGATACAAGAGCTCGTGGTAGATATGCTGCGGTTAAAATAGAAAACACAGGATCAGGTGAAGCGTGGAGATTTGGAACGTTTCAAGCTGACCTACAACCAGACGGAAGAAGATAATGCCTAAAGTAAATGTAAGAATACCAGAACCTAAAGAAGAATACGAAGTAGATAACCAAAGACAAATTAACAGATCTATTGCATTAATTGTAGAACAATTAAACTCTACATTTTTAACAGAGCAAAAAGAAAATCAAGAAAGGTTTACGTGGTTCTATGGCTAATATTTATAAAAATGAAAAAGTAAGTTTAACAACAACAGCACTAACTGTGCTTTATACAGTGCCAGCAAATTCACGTTCTATTGTTAAATCACTTAACGTAGCAGAAGATGCAGGTGGCGCAGCAGTTGTTAAAGTTACTTTAGTTAATGCGGGAGGCACTAGTTTTGTAGTTGATAACGATGTAGATTTATCCGCTAATCAAACAGAACAAGTATTAACAGAACCTTTAGTTATGGAAGAAAGTGAAGTATTAAAGGTTGAATGTACAAGTGGTGCAGTTGATGTAGTTGCATCTATATTAGAAATGAACAGAGAGGATAGATAATGCCGTTTACAGAACAAAAAGCTAGTATAAGATATGAAATGATTAATGGTAGTAGAACCCCAGTTTTAACACCAGAAACAGAGGTTACTTTAACTAACATAAAAACAGGACAAGAGTATTTCTCCGACGCAGAAGCGTTGGCAGACGTACAAAATAAAGATACTGCTACTAAAGCAGAAGACATCCGAAGAGACGTAAAAATCATTGTAGAACACGTTCCTTTGGGTAATGAAACAAAATTATAATTGATTGACGGGAGGCATAAAAACAAGTAAAATATAAGATTACTGGCTATATCAAGGCTAGCCAACTTGCATTTCACTTAAATAACACATTAAATATTATGGGATTTTTAAAAAAAGTATTCAGACCAGTTCGTAAGATAGCCAAAAAAATTATACCTAAAGAAATTAGGCCAGCATTACCTTATATAGCAGCGTTTTATGGTGGTCCACAAATGGCTGGCTCCAACACTTTTTTAAGTGGTATTGGAAACGCAGGTTTAAGAAATGCTATTTCAAAAGGTTTAATTGCAGGAGCTACAGCAGCAGCCACTGATGAAGATGCAAACATTTTAAGAACAGCAGCATTAGCTGGTGCACCAGATCTTTTAGCTGAAGGTTTAGGAAATGTAGCAGGAAGAATAGATCCTAATCTTATAGCTGATTCAGATAGTTTTGTTCAAATAGGAGACACAGCTGCAAAAACAGCAGGTGCATTATCTAGAGCATCTGAAGGAATTAAAGCAGCGGGTGCATTAAAAACAATTGGTACACAAACAGCAATAGATTCAGCTGCTAGATTTGCAGAACTTAATCAAGCAGAAATAGATAAATACAATCAAAGTTTATTATCACAAGGTATGAAAAGTAAAGCAGACAGAAGAAGTGCTATTTATAATATTTATATAAATACAGGAGCTTACGAACCAGATGAGATAAATTCAATGTTAGATAGATATGGATACGAAAAAGGTGGACTTATAGAATTAATAGAAAAATTTAAAAAAAGAACAAAAGCTCCCAAAGGTCTAAAAGGTTTTATGAAATCTATGGAAAAAAACAATAGATATTCAAGAAAAGAAGCTCAACCTTTAATTCGAAGTAACGGCAAAGACGAGGAACCTAAAGATCTGGAAGAAGAAGAAGAAAAAGTTTATTTAACAAGATCAGCAGATCCTAATTATTCTGAAATGATAAGCCAAGCATTATCAGGTGTAGACGCAGCTTTTGGAAGATCACTATTACAGACTCGTGAACCTATGAGAATGGGTTTTGCTAGAGGGGGTGAAATAGAAATAGAAGAAGAAACAGATGATTTAGGTATTATGGATTTCATGAAAGATCAAGGCATTGAGTATGGTGAACAAGCATCTTATGGTTTTGATGATGCAATGGCTGAAAGTTTTGAAATGTTCCAAGATTACAGAAAAAGAGGTTTAATTCCAATGGATATGGAGTTTAATGAATTTTTAGAATTACTTCAAGGACGTAAAGAACAAGGTATCATGCAAATGGCATCAGGATATAAAACAGATATAGAAGAAATGTATGAACAATATGTTTTTGAAATGGAAGAAATGGGATTAGAGCCAATGTCTTTTTCACAGTTTATGGCTAGAGAAAGAGCAGGTATGGCTAAAGGTGGTTCAATGGATTCAACACCAAGAGATCAAATGGAAGAAATTAAAGGTCAAACAGCGGGACCTCAATGGTATCAAGACCGTTTAGAACATTTAATGTCTTTAGGTTATAGCTATGAGCAAGCAGGAGACATTGCTTATGATAGTGATGCATATTATAATGCGATTGGTCATGATCCATTTTCC